AACAAAGGAGATAAAATGTTAGACCTAGACTACGATGCACTTCGCATTGAAGTAAAAGACGAGTTAACTAAACAAGAAGAAACATATAATCCAGATGACCGTGATACAAATGTTCGTATTGTTGAAGACATTCGTAAAGCAATTGATGGATTAGCAGATGGTATTGCACCATCAGCCCAACACATAGCAGAGGTAGCCATTGCTACCAACGAGAACCTACAAATCCGTGACTTCTTAATGGGTGTTCAACTAGAAAAAGAAATTGATTATGTAGGTGAATACATATCATTACTTGGTAATGTTATTGTTAAAGACAAAGCAGTTCCATTAGCCACAGTATTTTGTGGATACTTATACCAAGTCGAAGAAATAGACCAAGCCAAAGCAATGCTACTTGATGTATTAAATCTTAAACCAGAGTATCCATTAGCCGTATTACTCAACAGAGTATTTACTGCTGGATGGCCATCAAGTGCATTGAAACAAATGAGTGAAGAACTACATTCTAAAGTTGTAGATGGAATCTACGCAATAGAAACAAAGGAGATAAACAATGACAACAACAACTGATACAGTTGTATATGGTAAGACAAGAGCAGCAGCCTGGAACAAAGCAGGCGTTGCAGTTGAAGCCACATCAGCCAGTGAGGTAGCCAGTCAAGCAGGATTAGACTGGACAGTTTCACTACATGATATCGAGGCTAACTATCAAATACCTGGCAGCGATACAGTTAATCGCATACCAGTAACAGATAAGAAAGCGGTCATCAAAACAACACCATTCGGTGAAACAACAGCCATTGGTGTAGTTGGTAATCGCTATAAAGTATTTCAAAATGCAGAAATCTTTGGTGCATTAGATAATCTTATTGACAGTAATGGGATTAGATATGCAGCAGCAGGGGAATACGATGGCGGTGCGAAGGTTTGGATGTTGATGGAAACTCCATTGGAAATGACCATCGCCAACGACCCACATGCAGCGTTCTTGTTAGCAAGAACCAGTCATGATGGTAGTAGTTCAGTAATAATTAAACCTATTATTGAAAGACTATTTTGTATGAATCAAATCAATAAGATATACAAACGCAATAACAAGTATACTTATCAACTTAACCATACAACTAATGCTCAACTATCAGTATCAGAAATCAGCCACATCATTCAACTAAGTTATGATATGGCTAATGACTATACAGAATTGGCTAGTAGTTTGTTAAACAAACAGGCTAGTCACGAGCATGCCAAAAATTATTTCAAGAAAGTATTTCCTTTACCTACCAAAATAGAGGAAGCACCATATCATCTGCTATCAACAGGTGAGAAGAAACAATTTACTAATGCAATCAATGCTAGAACAAAAGCATTTGATATATACTCAGCCTCACCTACACAGGAGAACATACGAAACACAGAGTTTGGTATGTGGCACGCAGTTATAGAGTGGGCTGACTACAATGCTAAAGGCAAAAACCTTGCGGTTAGCACAATGGCTGGTCGCAATGATGGTATTAAAACCAGAGCATTAGAATTGTTGGTATCATAATGAATACAATAGCAGATAGTTATATAGTGCTATCTCCAGGTGGTCACTATCATGATTGGGCAACCAAAAGTATACATATTAAATCAAACCAATATGCTGTTATGCGATTTTCTGCATATACAAATTGGTACAATACAGCAAGATGGTCAAAATCAAATAAAGAAATATTGATGGCACTACCAGCACCAGCATTTGTTGGTGATACTTATGAAATTGCTCAAAATACTGCCGACATACTAAACAAGGAGATAAAATGACAATGTATTACACTGAGTTAGATGGTGCTGAACCAACAGTATCTATCCAGGTAAAAGATACTAAGTATACTTTTACTAATGAATCACTAGCCAGATTGATAGAAGAAAAAGAAAGTTTTAAAACAGAATTACTACAGGCTGAACGCAAACTTAGAAGCGCTCAGTTTGATGTAAAAGAATTCTTTCAATCTAAATATGAAGTTGACAACTTTGAAATTGTGGCAGAGGTAGATGATGTTAATGAGTTGCTCAGGCAAATAGGTAGTGAAGAACTAACCAAGGCTTGGTCAGCCACAGTAATCATTACAGCCACAGTTACAGGTGTAGAAGCAGCCAGTAAAGAATTAGTTGAAGACATAATTATAGATAGTATTGAACTCAACTTTACTGCTGATGGCGATGCATGGGTAGATGAAATCAAAGTAAATTCAATAGACCCTGAAGCCTAGTATGTGATATACTAATCTTGAGCAGCCCTGGTTTTGGCTATCTCCTTTCTCAGGGCTACTCATAAAGGAGAGTAATGGCAAAAGTAGAAATAGATAGAGATAGATACGGCAGACCATTAGTAGTGCCACCCAAAGGTGGCAAGCCAGTGGCTTATACACGAGCAACTACAATTGCTAACTCATTAGATGATGCTTCAGCATTAACTGCATGGAAAATGCGAATGGCAGCAATAGGTTTAACCACACGACCAGATATATTGTTGTCTATTACTGCAGCACAAGAAGATAAACTAGCAGTTAACTCTTTGATTGAAGATGCTATGGAAATAGCAGGTGCAAACAAAGCAGCCAACATCGGCACAGCAATCCATTCATTTGCTGAACAATTAGATTTAGGACACGACTTAGGCGTGGTACCACCAGAGTGGATGCCAGATATAAAAGCCTACGAACAAGCAACTAAAATTCTCAACAACAGGTTCATTGAACAGTTCAGTGTGTTAGACAAATATAAAATTGCTGGCACACCAGACAGAGTTGTTGAGTATGACGGTGAGTTATTTATTGCAGATATTAAGACTGGTCGCATAGACCATCCAAGTAATATTGCAATACAGTTAGCAATATATGCTAACGGCTTGCCGTATGATAGTGTTACGGCAACCCGTAGCACATGGGGAAATGTAAACAAAGAAAGAGCAATTGTTATCCATCTACCTGCAGGAACAGGCACGTGTAAACTAATGTGGATAGATATACAAGAAGGCTGGAAAGGTTTACAATTAGCAATGAAAGCAAGAAAGTGGCGAGACCAGAAAGGTTTAACCACTACATTTGAATAGGAGAAAAATGAGTAGCACTGAAGCACCAATCAGTATCAATCTCAAAACAGCAGGAGGCACACAGATAACTCTGCGTGCAGAAACAGCAGACCAATTTGCTGACATGATTGCACAAGGTATACACATAATTGCCGATGCAGTTACTGAAGTAGAACTAGCAGTGAAAGGGACATCAGCAAATAAGCCAATGTCCGTATCAGATATTGCTTCTAGTTTTAATTCAAACATCTCATCCACAGAATCAAGTGGAGAAGAAATGGTAGAAGATAAATGGGGTAACACTTGGGTATATAACAAACCAGGTGCACCATCATGTGAGCGGGGAGTTATGGTTCTTAAATATGGCAAAGCACAGGCAACTGGCAAGCCATACAAAGCATTCTATGACCCAGCAGCAGGTCCTCGTTGGACAGGTCCAAAAATTCCAACTGAACTACGTACTAAGCCAATCTTTGCTTAGTGTTTAACAGTAAACGGGGGCTGAGTCGTGGTGCCCAGCCCCCGTTTATATTAAAGGAGAATAGTGAAAACATTAATTAGAAGTGTTAACAATACAAATGTAGGTGGTGAGCCATTACCTGCCGTATTTAAAGTATTTGAAAACGCAGGAATTATATTACGTAGAGCAGAGGTAACAGTAATAGCGGGCACTCCAGGTGCAGGCAAGTCATCAATTGCATTAGCAATTGCAGCCAAAACTAAACTGCCAACTCTTTATTTCAGTGCAGATACCAACGCACATACAATGGCAATGAGATTAATTGCTATGACTGGTAACATCAGTCAGCAACAAGCAGAACAATTAATTAAACGTCAGCCAGAAAAAGCAAAAGAAGTATTAGCCAATGGTAATCATTTGTTTTGGTGCTTTGAATCTACCCCAACACTAAAAGATTTAGATGAAGAAGTATCAGCATTTGAAACCATATGGGGCAAGAGTCCAGCACTTATAGTTGTAGACAACTTAATGGACATAGCAATGGATGGACACGATGAGTTTGGTGGTATGCGTGCAGCCATGAAAGAACTTAAGTATTTAGCCAGAGATACAAACGCAGCATTACTTGTATTGCATCATACCAAAGAAGGATACGAAGGCAGTCCTTGTCAGTCAAGGTCATCAATCCAAGGATTAGTTAATCAAATACCAGCAATGGTATTAACTATTGGTCAAATGAAACAAGCAGATATAAACTATTTGTGCGTAGCAGCAGTTAAAAATCGTTATGGCAAGGCAGACCAAACAGGTAACAATTATGTTACTCTTGCATTTAACCCAGAATCTATGTATTTAGATGATGTTATGATTCGTTATATGCCACAACAACAAGAGTTTGAATGAGTAATTCACGCAAAGCAAAAGGTTCCAGCGCAGAAAGAGATGTAGTTAATTGGTTAAAAAAATGGTTCCCATATGTAGAGCGTAGAATTGCAGGTGCCCACTTAGATAAAGGAGATATAGCAGGAGTTAATGGTGTAGTTATAGAAGTAAAAAATCACAAAAAATTAGATTTATCTGCATGGATAAAAGAACTAGAAGTAGAAATCAAAAATGATAATGCATGGACAGGTGTGGTTATACATAAACGAATAGGTAAAGGAGATGTAGGAGAATGGTATGCAACAATGCCAGCAAAAATATGGATAGAATTAATTAGGAAGATTAATGGACAAACATGATGTATCTGCCTACCTAACACACGTAGGCGCCACCCTGCCAGCAGTAGGGCATGGATGGCGCAAAATGAAATGCCCATTTCATAGTGATAAACATGCATCAGCAGCCATTAATTATGATGAAAATAGATTTAAATGTTTTGGTTGTGAAGCATCAGGTGACGTATACGATTTAATAATGTACAAAGAAGGAGGTAATTACATTGAGGCTATCAAATTCGCAGAGAGCATATCTCTTGCAGGCAACAGACCAGTACGCAAAACATCTGCACCTAGCAGAAGAATATCTTTCAACCCGACATCTCTCGGTAGAAGAGGGCAAAAGTTTTAATTTAGGTGTAGTAGCAGAGCCATTGCCAGGGCATGAGACCTACAAAAATAGGTTAGCAATTCCCTACATAACACCATCAGGTATAGTTGATATTAGATTTAGAAGTATGAATAACCATGAAGACCCTAAGTATATGGGTGTACCTGGGGCTAAGACTACAATGTTTAATGCACAAGTAGTATTAACAGCAGGCAGTTATGTATGTGTAACTGAGGGTGAGTTAGATACAGTAGTACTATCAGTTAAGACTGGACACCCATCAGTTGGTATACCTGGAGTTAATAACTGGCGAGCATACTATGCAAAAATACTAGATGATTTTGAAACAGTAATTGTATTAGCAGATGGTGACAACGCAGGCTTAGAGTTTGGCAAAAGACTAAGTAGAGAACTACACAATGTTAATCTACTACAAATGCCAGAAGGACATGATGTTAACAGTATTATTGTGCAAGAAGGGAAGGAGTGGATAGATGAACGAATTAGAAAATGTTTGGGACAATCCTGAAGATTTTTGGAACTATATAAAATCTAATAAAAAATTAATTGGCATAGCAGTATCAGATGAACAAGGTTTAGATATTCTAAATGCATTAAGAGATATTTA